GATGTGGGGCTTCGGCCCCACATTTAATTTTAAGGAGAAAATATGAGTTCAGATCAAAAGTTTACTACGATAACAAGTACGGGACAGGTCAAAACTATTTCTGGTGGGTCTACCAACATGGGTCCATGTAGAGTTACTTACATTCAATGTGAAGGAGTGGCTAGTTCTAAACTTATTTTAAGAGATAGTAGTGACGGTAGTGGAAATAAAGTATTTGAAGCTGATTTTGGCACAGAAGGTTTAGATATTTACATGCCTGGAAATGGTATTAGATTCGAAACAACTTTACACGCTACAATAACAAATACTACATCTGTTACTATTGGTTACACTGGCTAGGAGTTTAAATGGCTAACACTACTTCAGGAACAGCAACGTTCGACAAAACTTTTGCTATTGAAGAGATAATAGAAGATGCTTTCGAACGTATTGGATTAAATTCTGTAGCAGGTTATCAACTTAAATCTGCACGAAGGTCTCTTAATATCTTATTTCAAGAATGGGGTAATAGAGGTATTCATTACTGGGAAGTAGGTTCTACAAATCTAGATCTTATAGAGGGTCAGGCAGATTATGATTTTTTTAGATCAAGTGATGATGGAACTTCAGCAACAACTACAGATCCAGCTAGCGTGTTTGGTATGTCCGATGTTCTTGAGGCACAATTAAGATCTAATAGAACCCAAACAACTCAATCAGATAGTCCAATGACAAAGGTGGATAGATCCACATACGCAGGATTTTCTAATAAATTATCTAAAGGTACACCTAATCAATATTGGGTAGAAAGATTTATTGATAAAGTAACGATACATATCTATCCAACACCTGATTCTACGAACGCATCTAAAGATATGCATTTCTTTTTTATAAAAAGAATACAAGATATTGGAGATTATACAAATGCAACTGATGTTCCTTTTAGATTTGTACCTTGTATGGTTTCAGGTTTAGCATACTATTTGTCAATGAAGTATGCTCCACAACTTATGCAAGCAATGAAATTAGCTTACGAAGATGAGTTATCTAGAGCATTAGCAGAAGATGGTTCAGCTTCTAGTACATATATTACACCAAAAGCATACTACCCAGGAGCATAATGGCAAAATACGCAACAGGAAAATACGCAAGAGCAATTTCTGATAGATCAGGTATGGAGTTTCCATACAAAGAAATGGTTAGAGAATGGAATGGATCGTTTGTGCATATATCAGAGTTTGAACCAAAACAACCACAATTAGAACCAAAACCTATGAATGGTGATTCTATATCTTTACGTAATGTCAGACCAGATAGAACAGAAACAGCTGTACCTAATCTTTTACCTTTAAATGCTTTTACCATTACCAATGGATCTGCAACAGTATCGGTTAATGAGCCAGATCATGGAAGATCAACAAGTGATACCGTTAGATTTAGAGATGCCTCTAACGTTGCAAATTTACCAGCAGCAACAATAAATGCATCAGGGGGGTATACAATCACTAAAGTTGATGATAATAATTATACTTTTAGTTCTGGAGTTACGGCTTCAATAACATTAGAAGGAGGAGGTGACATAGCTTCAGCAGGGCCAGTCACAGTAAGCGCATGATAAATAAAATTTGGAATTGGATAAAAAATATGTTTGTACCGGAAAAACAAGATCCACATCTTGTTTTATACGAAGAGGTAGAAAAACCTAAACCAACACATTGTTCAGGACATTTAAGATTTAGAAAAACTTGTCCTAGATGTCAGGAGATTGTAGCGTAATGGCTGGATTAAGTGCATCAGGATTAAAAACACAAATAAGAAGTTATACTGAAACAGACTCTAATGTTTTATCAGATTCTGTTTTGGAGAATATTATTTTAAATGCACAATATAGAATTTTTAGAGATGTGCCAATTGATGCAGATAGAAAACAACAAGAGGGTAATTTAGTAACTGGTCAAGAGACAATTAATGCTCCAGCAGGAGCCGTATTTATTAGAGGAATACAGGTTTATGATTCTACTTCAGCCATAACTGGACCTAATGTATGGTTGGAAAAAAAGGATATAACATATCTTCAAGAATATGTATCATCAACAGCATCCTCTAAAAGAGGCCAACCAAAATACTACGCTATGTTTGGAGGCGGTACAGGAGAATCTGACACTACATCTGGAAGAATGATGTTTGCTCCAGTTCCTGATACTACATATAAATTTAGAGTTCATTATAATGCTGCACCTGCATTATTAGAGAACAATGACACTAATTATATCAGTTTAAACTTTCCAAATGGTCTATTATATTGTTGTCTATCTGAGGCATACTCATTTTTAAAAGGTCCAATTGATATGTTGACACTATATGAAAATAAGTATAAACAAGAGGTACAAAAGTTTGCTAATGAGCAAGTTGGTAGAAGACGAAGAGACGACTACACTGATGGCGCCATTCGTATTCCAATAACCTCAGCAAACCCGTAGGAGAATAAATTATGGCAATATCATCAGCAGTTTGTAATAGTTTCAAACAAGAAATTTTAGTTGGCACACACAATTTTACCGCTTCTAGTGGTGATACTTTTAAAATAGCTTTATACACAAGTTCTGCATCTTTAGGTGCAAGCACAACAGCATATAGTACATCGAATGAGATCTCTAATACATCTGGTTCTGCGTACTCTGCAGGTGGTGCAACATTAACAAGTGTTACTCCAGCTTTATCTGGATCAACAGCAGTTTGTGATTTTTCAGATGTAACTTTTAGTTCTGCTTCTTTTACAGCTAATGGTGCATTAATTTATAATGATGATCAATCTGACAAAGCTGTTGCTGTTATCGCATTTGGTGGTGATAAAACTGTAACTAGCGGAACTTTCACAATTCAATTCCCAACAGCAGACGCATCTAACGCAATAATCAGAATAGCGTAGGGGGTGGCAACGGATGTCCGTTGATAGAACATACACGGTCACAGTTGTCAGTGGTAATCCGTCAAATCACCCATATCACAATGTTGGTTCAACAAATAAATATGCTATCGATGGTTCGACAGCCACAGCAGATGTAACTTTAAGTTTACCTGAAGGTGGAACTTTTCGTTTTGATCAATCAGATTATTATAATTCTGGACACCCATTAAGGTTTTCTACCACTCCAAACGGAACACACGGGGGAGGCACCGAATATACAACCGGTGTAACAACTAATGGAACACCAGGTAGTTCGGGAGCATACACACAAATTACAGTTGCTGCCGATGCACCAACTTTATATTATTATTGTACAAACCATTCAGCTATGGGATGGACTGCAAATACCGTTGATGAAGACGTGTGGGGTGCAGGAAATTGGAGTGCTGGTCGATGGGGTATAACTGATGAATTTACGACAGGTTGGGGTGCTAAGGCATGGGACTCTTCAGGTTCTTGGGGAGACATGGGTGACGAAACAGTTACTCCAACAGGTCTTGGTTTAACTTCATCTATTGGATCTGTTAGCGTAACTGCAGAAATAAATACTGGATGGGGTAGAGCAGCTTGGAATGATGATGCTTGGGGCATTCAAGGTGATATATTATTAACAGGAGTTTCAGCAACAACTTCTGTTGGATCATTAACAGTTGGAGATATAATCGGATTGACCGGAGTTTCTTCGACAACAAGTGTTGGATCTCCAACAATAGTGGGAGACATAACACAGGCGATAACAGGAGTTTCAGCAACAACTTCTGTTGGATCAATCGCTCCTGCTGATGTTATGGGATTAACAGGAGTTTCAGCGACCGGTAGTGTTGGAGCGTTAACACCTGCGGACGTTATTGGTGTAACTGGAGTTTCTGCAACAACAAGTATTGGTGAAGTTAATGTTACATCTAATCCAACAATTCAATTAACTGGAGTTTCTGTAACTTCTTCTGTGGGTTCAATTGCTCCTGCAGATATTATGGGATTGACAGGAGTCTCAGCAACTGCTAGTGTTGGAGCATTAACACCTGCAGATGTGATGGGATTAACAGGTGTATCAGCTACTGCTTCTGTTGCTGAATTAGGCACCTCTGATAAGTTTGGAATTCAAGCATATCAAGCTATTGACACAGGTTCTAATACATCGTATACAGACGTAGCAGCGTAATAGGAGATAAAAATTATGGCATCAACATACACACCTTTAGGAGTAGAGCTTCAGGCAACTGGTGAAAACGCCGGTACATGGGGTACAAAAACAAATACTAATTTACAAATTATTGAACAAATTTCAGGTGGTTTCACTGCACAATCAATTGCAGGTGGTGCACAAACTACAGCTTTATCTGTTTCAGACGGATCAACTGGTGCGGTCATGTCTCACAGAATGATTGAATTTACAGGTACGATTACAGGAAATCAAATTGTAACAATTCCTTTAGATGCACAAACCTTTTATTTTTTAAGAAATTCAACATCAGGTTCTTATACAGTACAATTTAAATATGCTTCTGGATCTGGAGATAGCTTTACTTTTTCAGCAACTGATAAAGGTGACCAGCTAGTTTTTGCAACAGGTAACGATGGAACTAATCCAGATATTTATACTTTAGGTTTTAACGATGGTGATGTAACTTTAACAGGAACACAGACTTTAACAAATAAAACTTTAACTAGTCCAGTAATAGGGACAAAAATTTCAGACACAAATGGCAACGAATTAATTAATCTTACTGCAACAAGTTCAGCAGTTAATGAATTTACGATAGCAAATGCTGCAACAGGTGAAGCACCTGCTCTTTCAGCAACAGGAGAAACTAATGTTGACATAGCTATTAAACCAAAAGGATCAGGAGAAACTGTTGTTGGTTCAGGATCAGGGAATGCTACTATTACATCTAGCGGAGCACATGATTTAATATTAGATACAAATTCTGGAACAAACTCAGGAACAATAACTATTACAGATGCAGCTAATGGAGATATAACTTTAGCTCCTAACGGAACTGGAGTTGTTAAAGCAGTAGACGCAGGAGATGCTACTGGTGCAGTTAAAATTGCAGGTAAAGAAACTATTTGGGTTCCATCAGTTGCTATGTATCCTAACACTACAAATGGTTGTGCTGACATAGCACAAACAGAATTAGGAAACGGACCAGAACTTAAAACATTAGATTTTGATAAAGACTCAGATGAGTTTGCACAATTTGCTGTTGCATTTCCAAAATCATGGAATGAAGGCACAGTAACTTTTCAAGCATTTTTCACAGCAAACTCAACAAACACAGGTACTGTTTCTTGGGGTTTATCTGGTGTTGCTATTGCAGATAATGATTCTTGTAATACAGCTTTTGGTACACAAGTTGCACCAACAGCAAAAGCTCACAGTGGGACAGCGAACGATTTAGATGTTACAGCAGAAAGTGGTGCAGTAACTATTGCAGGTTCACCTAGCACAGATGAGCAGGTGTTCTTTCAAATATCAAGAGATGTGTCAGAAGATAGTTTAACTGCTGATGCAAAACTTCTAGGTATCAAGTTATTCTTTACTACTGACGCTGCAAACGACGCATAAGGAGAATAGAATATGTTCGGATACAGACTACTAGGATTAGGCGGTGGTAAAGCACCTAACCCACCTGTTACATTCGCTTACTTAAATATAGCTGGCGGAGGAAAAGGTGGAAGTCACGACGCAGGTGGTGGCGGAGGCGGAGGTTTTCGTACATCTTTTCCAGGAGGAACTGGAATCACAGTTGATGCTGGTACTTATACAATTACAGTCGGAGCAGGTGGTAGTTCAAACAGAGGTGGAGATAGCAATATTTTAGACGGTCATCCAGCTGAATTTTCTTCAGGTGGTGGCGGTGCAGGTGCACCTTCAGGTGTTGGTTCAGGAGCACCAAACCCTTCAGGTATACCAGGAGGCTCAGGTGGAGGAGCAGGACACGGAAATTCAGATGGAGCAGTAACTGGAGGATCAGGTAATTTTCCTCCTGTATCACCTTCACAGGGAAATCCAGGTGGTAATGCTAACCATAGACCATGGAATGGAGCTGGTGGCGGTGGAGCCGGAGGTTCGGGATCTCCATGGGGCGGATCAGGAATTGGCGGCCCAGGTGGAAGCGGAAGTTCAAACAATATTGATGGTAACGGCTACACTTATTCAGGTGGTGGCGGTGGAAACGGGGGAGGACCCCCAGGACCAAGCTCACATGGAAATGGAGGATCTGGAGGCGGTGGCGGAGCCGGCGGCCCAGGTGGAACTCTAGGTTCAGGTGGGGGATCTGCTAGAAATAGTGGAGCATCTGGAACAAGACCTGCTGGAGGAGCGGGCGGAACAAATACCGGAGGCGGCGGCGGAGCCGGAGGACCTCCTTATCAACCAGGTGGAAATGGTGGTTCTGGTATTATTATTTTAAGAGCACCTTCTGATGCTTTATTTCAAATAACACCTCCAACAAATACAATCTCTAGTGTAGGAGGAGATCAAGTAGCACTATTTACAGTATCGGGGACTTTGAAAATATAATGGCACACTTTGCAGAATTAGACGCTGATAATAAAGTTTTAAGAGTTGTTGTAGCATGCGACAAAGATATAAGTGATAATGGTGGTGATCAAGAAGAGACAGCCGCAAATCACTTTGGACAAAAAACTGTTAAACTTTCTTTCAATGGAGTTAAGTGGGTTCAAACTTCTTACAATGATAATTTTAGAAAAAGATTTGCTGGAATTGGTATGTACTATGACCCAGTAAATGATGTCTTTATACACGATCAACCTTTTGCTAGTTGGACATTAGATTCAGAATTTGAATGGCAACCTCCAGTTGCTAGACCTGCAGAGACAGAAGTTTATAGAAATATAAGTTGGGACGAAGACAACCAAAGATGGTTAGCTAATCATGCTGATAACTCTAATGTGTATCGTTGGAATCCAGAAACATCTGAATTTGTATTGCTATAAATTTATTTATACTATATAAGAAAGACATATACAGATATTAAGATATGAGTTTTTGTTCAAAATATGATTATTGGTATTTTAAAAGTGCCTTATCAAAAAAATTTTGTGAAGAATTAATTTTATACGGTAACCAAAAAATTAAAAGTATTGGTACTGTTGGAGATATACCTCCTGTAAAAAATAAACATGAGTTATCTAAAAAAGATAAAACAACTTTAAAAGCTATTAGAAAATCAGATGTAGTTTTTTTAAATGACTTATTTATCTACAATGCAATTTGTCCATTTATACAAGAAGCAAACAAAAATGCTGGATGGAATTTTGAATGGAGTTTTTCAGAGGATGCTCAATTTACAACCTACAACAAAGGGTATTTTTATGAGTGGCATACTGATGGAAGTTATCAACCATATAAAAGTGCAAATAAAAATTATGATGGAAAAATGCGAAAACTTTCAGTAACAGTTTCTTTGTCTGACCCTAAAGATTATAAAGGTGGAGATTTAGAATTTGATTTAAGTAATCCCAAACAAGGAAATAAAAGATCAGGGAAAATTATTGAAGAAATTAAACCGCAGGGATCTATAGTTGTATTTCCATCTTACCTATGGCACAGAGTTACACCGGTTACCAAAGGAACAAGATATAGTTTAGTTATATGGAGTATAGGAGAACCATGGCGATAAGTTTTAAAAAAGACAAGTATTGTGTAGTTAAAAATATTATTTCAAAAGAAATAGCTGATCTTTGTTATGATTATTTAATATTAAAAAGAAAAGCTGCTAAAACTTTATTAGAAGTAAAATATTTTACACCCTTTGAAAGAATATATGGAACTTGGAAAGATGATCAAGTGCCTAATACTTTTTCTATATATGGCGATGTTTTAATGGAAACTTTATTAAGTAGATTACTTATAGCTACAGAAAAAGCTACTAAATTAAAACTAACTCCAAACTATTCTTACTCTAGGATCTACAAGAATGGAGATATTCTTAAAAGACATAAAGATAGATTTAGTTGTGAAATATCCACAACACTTTTTATAGGTGGGGATTCATGGCCTATATACATCAACCCAAATCCAAAAGAAGGTAAAGATAAAAAACAAGGAGACAAAGTATATTATGAACCCTCCAAACAAAAAGGTAAAAAAGTTGATTTAAAACCTGGTGATATGTTAGTTTATAGAGGAATTGATTTAGAGCACTATAGAGATTCTTTTGAAGGAGAAAACTGTGCTCAAGTATTTTTTCACTACAACAATATGGAAACAAAAGGTTCTCAATTAAACATATACGATGGTAGACCTCATCTGGGTATACCTGCAGATATAAAGGTTAAAAGATGAAGATAGCAGTTATAGGAACAGGAACCGTTGGAGTAATGTCTGTTTGTCATTTATTACATTATTCAGCAGGTCTTAACTTACAAGTAGATTGCATACACAATCCTGAAAAAGATATTTTAGGTATAGGAGAAAGCACTAATATTCAAGTGCCTGATGTTTTATTTAGAGCTGCTAATTTTAATGGATTTGAGGATTCAGATGAATTAGATATTACAATCAAATACGGAGTCAAATATAAAAACTGGAGAAAAAAAGATTTCATAAGTCCAATAGTTCCTCCTGCGTATGCATTTCATTTTAATAATTTTAAATTAAAAGATGTTATATTTAAAAGATTAAAGATCTATAAAAAAGATTATTTTAATGAAATAAAAGGAAATGTTTCATCTATTAAACAAAACAATAGAGAAGTTATTTTAACTGTAAATAAAAAGAAATTGAAATATGACTATGTCATAGATTGTTCAGGATACCCAAAAGATTATTCTGATTATACTACTTCTGATTTCTTACCTTTAAATCATGCTTTGGTGCACTCTATAAAAGAACCTGGTAATTGGAATTTTACATATCATCAAGCAACTAAAAATGGTTGGATGTTTGGAATACCTTTGAAGACAAGACAAGGTTGGGGATATTTGTTTAATAACAATATTACAAAAACAAAAGATGCTGAAGAAGACATATCAAAAATATTCAATACTAAAAAATTAAACTTAAAAGAATTTAAATTTAAACCATACAGAGCAAATAATGTTTTGAATAATAGAGTAATTAAAAATGGTAACAAAGCTATTTTTTATGAACCTATGGAAGCTCTATCGACTGTCTTTTATGATAATATAAATAGAATGTTTTTTGATTATATATTAGGAAGAATGAAAGAAGATGATGTCAACAACGAGTTTGATGCTATGGCTAAACAATACGAAAATTTCATATGTTTTGTTTATCATGGAGGTTCATTATTTAATACTCCGTTTTGGAAAGACACCATCGAAAAAACAAGTGCTCACTTGAAACACAATGAGTTTTGGGATAAGACTGTTGAATATATAAATGATCCTACGACAGTTGACATGTATCTTGGAAATAAAACAGAATCATTTCCTTTTATTCCAAGAAGTTATCGAATAATACAGAAAGGCTTAAATTATGAATATTTCAGATAGAGAACAATTAGGTAGACTTAAATTTAAATATGAAAAAGTATTAAGAGAAAATGAGGATTTGAGAACCTCCTTAACTAAAGCAGAGTTAATTAACAAATCTGAAAAAGCTCTTAATCACGATTTGAAACAAATGGTTGAAACTTTTAAATTACAATCAAACAGTCTTGTTGAGATAATAGAACAATACTCTAAGAGAATAATTCAATATAGAAATTACATAGATATACTATTAAATAAGAATGATTAAAGTTCTAGATAATTTTTTATCACAAGAACACTTTAATATTTTATATAAAGAAATAACTTCATTAAGGTTTCCTTGGTATTATCAAGAAGGTAAAGTAAACCCTGACGATAAACTTCCATCTCTCACACATTCTTTTTTTGAAGAAAGTATGATTCATAGTAACTGGTTTAATTTTATTACACCGGTGTTGGAGAAATGTGATGTGATGGCTTTAAGAAGAATAAAAGGTAATTTTGATTACAAAAACCATGAGTCTTTTAAAACTAGTCTACATACTGATTTTGAAAAAGGTTTGGATAATTGTAAGACAGGTATTTTTTATGTAAATACAAATAATGGCGGAACTTATTTTAAAGATGGTAAGTTTGTTGAAAGTGTAGCCAATAGATTCGTAATGTTTCCTGCAAACATGGAACACGGAACACAGACACATACCGACGTAAATTTTAGGATTGTATTAAATTTTGTTTGGTATTAGAAAAAGTAGTATTAAAAGATATTATTGTCTTTACTTTATTAGAGGTATTTTTAGGTGACCTGTGTAAAATATTTGCTGGAAAGCTTAACAGTGTGCCTTCTTTTATTTCTATATTATTAATAATTTTTTTATCAAAACTATCGTATAGTTCAGTTCTAAAATTTTTATCAGGTAGTTGTAAAAAATAAATATTTGTCCAATGTGTCCCTTCATGTATATGCCAGTTGTGAGTGTCTTTTTTGTGATAACTTTGAAACCACATGTTATGTATTGTAGCTTCATCCATAGACAGTTCTAAAAGCATTTTAGTAATATAGGGTTCAAGTATCTTAGAAAACTCCATTGCATATAATCTTTCTGGTATTTTAGAAAATTTCCAATCAGTCTTTGATATAAAATCATTACAAGTTTCATCTGGTTTAATTGTATGTTGGTCAGTGATATTAATAAGATCTAATAATTTATCTTTAATTTTTTTATGTTCTTTCATTTGAAAGACAAAAGCGTAAGAGTTTAATTTAAATTTTTTTAATATTACTGACATACAAAATCAAATACTATGGAATATCTTGGACCCGTCTTATCATACAGGTCTGGATGAATGTTTACAATTGAGTGCATAACTTTGGCATTAAATATTAATAAAGAGTTTTCTTCTCCAGGAATTATTACAGAATCTTTTATAGAAGTACCAAATTCTAAATATTTATTTTTTAAATAATATATAGCTGTAAGATTAGTGTTGTGAGTGTGATTGTTAAAAGAAGAATCTTTTTTTGATACATTAGCCCAAGAACTATGTAGTTTTAGATTTTGATCTATATTCATAACTTTATTTAATACTTCTTTGTATAAAACTTTCCAATGAGTTTTTTCTTTCATCTTGTCATATAGATTGTTGTATGTCTGATATTTAGGGACTCCCTCACAAAGGTTTCCTGAATTTATCTCGTTATCTATATCTTCTATAAAAATATTTTTAGGCACAGATATTAATCTTTTATATAGATAAAATTTATCTGATAATTGTATTTCCATAAACAGCTTTTATATTATTCTTGTTTTTAAATTCTAATAAAGATTTAATATTATTCATTATGGGTTTACCCGATATATTTAAACTTGTATTAATAATAAGAGATTCTCCAGTTATCTTTTTGTATTCTTGTAATAAAGCGTAGAAATATTTATTGTCTTTTGACACAGATTGAAGTCTGCAGGTTTTATCTACGTGCTGAACACTATCTAAATCTTTTATTAAATAATTAACATAAAGCATATAAGGGTTTAGATATCTTGCTTTTGTATATTTACTGTAATCTTCTTCTAATACAGAAGCACCAAAAGGTCTGTACACTTCTCTGTTTTTAATCTTGTTTAATTTTTCTTTAGCATCTTTTACGTAAGGGTTCATAAGTATAGAACGATGACCCAAGGCTCTTGCACCAATTTCTCCATGACCTTGATACCATGCAACAATCTCTCCTTTAGCTAAATACTTCGCAATCTTTTTTACAGTATCTATAGAAGGTTCTTCTGTAGATTCATCAGTTTGACAGAACGGAAAATTATTTAATTTATATTTTTTTATTTTGTACTTATCTAATAAAAACTTAACGCCACCTAAACTTAAACCTTCATCATCACAATGAGGTGGTATATTTAAGTTAGGATATTCTTCTTTCAGTAGTGTATTCCATATTATATTGTGAGCCACACCGCCAGCGTATCCTATTGTATCTTTCTTTTTGAAATGTTTTTTAAAGTATTCTAGTATCACTTCTCCTAGTCTTTTGTGTATAGTATGTGCCCAATTAAGTTTGTTATGAAAAGCAATCAAAGGATCTTTTTTGTAATCAATATATAAATTAAAATCATATATTTGTTTTACTTTGGTGATGTCAAAGTTTTTTATTGTATTGTAAAAACCTTTATCCAAACTACCATATGATTGTAATCCCATTAATTTACCTGCAAGGTCACATTCATGGCTAACTTTTATTCCTAGATCTAAGGCTACGTCACCGTAGTAAGTTCCAATTGAACCATGTTTACTAAAAGATGTTGTCTGAACTAACTTGTTGTTTTTAAATACAGTGGTAGCCACATCTTTATCTCCAAACCCATCTATAATCATATGATTTTTCATATCTCCATGTACCAAGTTATTACTTAAAGCGTGAGCCCAATGATGATTTACTCTTGTTACATTACCTAGTTCATGACAATAAAACTTAGTGCTTGGAAAAAATATTTTTTTATCTAGAGGAAAGTTATATATCCACGGGTCAAGGACCACGGACATTTCTTTAACATCGTTTATATCTATATTCCAATGATCAAATACTGTTTGTCTCCATTCTATAAGATTATTATAGGCATGATGTTTAGTATCAAAAATCCTTTCTGATTTTAAATAGTGAATCTCTTCACCATCAAAAAAAGATATGTTTGAGTCATGCTCGCATAGTCTAATAGATATAAAATTCATCAATCTAGAAGGTTTTGTTTTATTTCTTTTAATATAATTTTTTTAAATCTAGCCTCTTTAAATCTTTTATATCTTTCCATTAAAGGTACAAATTTTTCCCAAGTGCCTGCAGAAGAACAAGTTCTTATTATTCTTAATAATCTTTCATTAAAATCAAATCTTTTTAATTCTATCTCATGTTCACTATCAAAATGAACATAAGCCATGTCCTCATTTTTTTTAAATTTAAACTCTTCTATATCTCCCCATAGATTAAACTCCATATTGATGTTTCTAAACCAGGTGGATATGTTAAAAGAGCCAGGTATTATTGAGCCATATTTTAGATGTGGGCTATCAGAAAAGTACGGAGAAGTTAAAGTCATTTTCACATCTTCCTCACAAAAGAATATGTAAGAAGTAGATAATTGAAACATCATATTGTTTTCAAAATTTGGTTTATGTGGAAAAGTAATGTTTAAAAAATTTTTAGATACAGGTATAAATTCGTTCTCCCTCATTTTATAATGACAACTCATAGGAGCTTTTAATACAGCTATTCTAGAAGTTAGATCTTTGACAGCAGGACAGTAAAAAAGATTAGATGTTTTCTCTATATTTTTGGACATTCTTTTTCTTAAATCACTGCCCAATATAGAAGGGTCTTTGTATAAAATACTCCAATCATGATGTAAGTCTACATCTCCAGGTGACCAATATATTGTTGTTTTCATTGTAATCTTTCTGTACATAGTATATATACCACGTAAAAAGAACCTTTCAACAATAAAATAATTGGCTATAATGGGATTCTTATGTTACAAAAAATAGGCTTTCAACCAGGTATCAACAAACAAATCACACCCACAGGAGCAGAGGGACAATGGGTAGATTGTGATAATGTTAGATTTAGATATGGCACACCTGAAAAAATAGGCGGCTGGAATCAATTAGGGACATTAAACGAAAATGAATTGACTGGGGCAGGTCGAGGTCTACATCACTTTATTAACAGTTTATCTAGAAAATATGCAATCATAGGTACAAATAGAATATTATATGCTTTTTCTGGTGGTGTATTTTACGACATACATCCTATTGAATCTACAACCACTTTAACAAGCGCATTTACCACGACTAATGGATCGCCAACTGTGACTATAACTTACTCTAGTGCACATGGATTAGCACCAGGCGATATACTTTTAATGGATAGTTTTACAACTATTACAAATTCAAACTTTGGTGCATCAGATTTTGATGACAAAAAATTTATGGTGACCACTACACCTACCAATACAACAATAACTATTACAATGCCATCAAACGAAAGTGGGTCCGGTGCAACGACATCAGGAGGTATTAGAATACAAAAATATTATACTGTTGGTCCAGCTGTACAGGCTCAAGGATTTGGTTATGGATTAGGTTCTTGGGGTGGTGAAGCTTCTGGTCCTGTTACAACAACATTGGACGGTGCTTTATTAAATGACACAGCTGGCACCGGTGGATCAGGAACATCTATTACATTGACAAGCACAGTTAACTTTCCTGATTCTGGTACAAACTTTATTCAAGTGGGAACAGAAGAAATATCTTATACAGGTATTTCAGGAAATGATTTAACAGGAATTACAAGAGCAGTTAGAGGTAGTACAAGAGCTGCACACTCTGATGGTGCAACAGTAACTAATTCATCTGATTTTGTTGCTTGGGGAGAGGCTGCATCAGGAGACTTAGTTCTTGAACCAGGAATGTGGTCATTAGATAACTTTGGAGATAAAGCTATTTGTTTAATTCATGATGGTGCATGTTTTCAATGGGACTCTAGTTTATCAAACGCTACATCAACAAGAGCAACAATTATATCTGGTGCACCGACAGCATCACGTCATATGATAGTATCTACACCAGATAGACACTTAGTATTCTTTGGAACAGAGACAAACATAGGAACGCCATCATCACAAGATGATATGTTTATTAGATTCTCGGATCAGGAAGATATAAATACATATACACCCACAGCAACTAATACAGCTGGTACACAGAGACTGGCAGACGGATCACAGATCAGAGGAGCGATAAGAGGTAGAGATGCAATATATGTTTGGACGGATACAGCACTATTCACACAACGTTTTGTTGGTCAACCATTTACGTTTGCGTTTGCACAAGTTGGAACCAACTGTGGATTAGTAGGACAGAATGCGTGTGTAGAAGTTGATGGATCTGCATATTGGATGTCAGAGAATGGTTTCTTTAGATATGCAGGTAAGTTAGAATCATTACCTTGTTTGGTAGAGGACTTTGTTTACGATAGTATAAATCTACAGTCTGGTAATCAAATGGTATCAGCAGGGTTAAATAATTTGTTTGGTGAAGTTATATGGTTTTATCCAACAACAGGATCTAGTGTTGTAAATAGAATGGTTTCTTATAATTACTTTGATTCATCACAACAAAGACCTGTATGGACAGTTGGTAGTTTAGCTAGAACAATGTGGCGTGACTCTGCTGTATTTGGTTTACCACATGCATTAGAATACGATGCAGACACAGATACATCTTTTGATGTTATAGGAAACACAGAGGGTAGAACAAGTTACTATGAACACGAAACAGGAACAGATCAAAATAGAAATGGTACTATCACAGCGGTGACTGCTAACATATTATCAGGAGATTTTGATATTACACAATCAAGATCATCTACCGGACAACAAACAGGCGTTGCAACATTTAGAGGGGATGGTGAGTTTATAATGAAGATAAGAAGATTTATACCTGATTTCATTTCACAAACAGGAGCAACTAGAGTTACATTAAATTTAAGAAATTTTCCAAATGACTCGGCAGCAAGCTCATCACTTGGACCTTTTGATCTTACAACATCTACACAGAAAGTAGATACACGAGCAAGAGCAAGAGCCATAGCATTAAAAATAGAAAATACATCATCAAGTCAAAGTTGGAAATTAGGAACATTTAGATTAGATACACAACCGGATGGACGTAGATAATGGCAAAAATCGCACAAGTTATAACTAGACCATCAAGAGAGTATGATGTACAAACTGCAGAAGCTCAAGTAAGAGATCTTGATGCGATTGTAGAAAAATTAAACTCAACGTTTCAAGAAGAATTGAAAGACGAAATTGAAGCGTTTAACTTTTTTATTAATTAATGGCTAACCAATTTAAATTTGTAGGAACAGATAATAGCACATCAGGAAGCACTATAAATCCTTTTGGCACAGGTAATCCTTTGGTAAGTGAAACATATGTGATTAAATCTATATTAGTTACATCAGAGGGTACACCTACAGTGACAGTTGTAAATAATAGTATTACAGCTATAAAATCAGCAGCTTTGACTGCTAATACTACAACAGAATTATTAACTCAACCTTTAGTGGTTGAAGGTGGTAATACCCTAACCGTGCAATCAAGTAATACAAGTTCATTTGATGTGGCGATTAGCTATCTAAACATTAAAAAAGAGGTAACAACATAATGAAAGAATTAAAACCAGCGAAAGTAGAAACAACGTACAGACACAAAGAAACTGGAGAGCTTTTTAAGGAAAGAAAAGACTGGGAAGCTAAAGGTTACAAGAACGAGGACATGGCTCAAGACGTAAAAGTGATAATGCCAAGTCTTGATTTATTTGGAGAAACAAAATAGAATAGTAAGATGGCCATAACTAGAGCACAACAGGTAAAACAGATGTTACGAAACGGAGGACGTATAGGACTCAAAAAAGGAACGTATAGTGCAGAGGCTGAGGATGATAGATTTGGAGGTTACAATGAACCTACCACTACCACTACAACTTATACTGCACCTTCTTCATTTACAAGAGGTGGTCCTCAAGATTTAGGATTTGAGAGCCGAGGAATAGGTCCTTACGAAGAGGGTGTTAGTCAAGCCTATGAGATTATTGGTGGAGAAAAACGTGCCGTAATTACTGAAGGACCAGATGCTGCAAAAAACACAGAAGAGAGAAGAAGATTAAGAGAAATTGATAATCTTAAAAGAGAAAAAGTAAAAGATAAGTTCGTAACAAAACCTGCAGAATATAATAAGTACACTCCTGGTTATGTAAAATTTTTGGCTAATTTAAACAGAGAACCAAATAGAAGATATTTTTATGATAAAGTTATAGCAGGAGGAAAATATCCTGGTTTAAATTATGGTATGAGTGAAGATGAACTTGAAGAAGCATATCAAGATTACATGGATAATAGAATGGCTGGTAAAACAGATGCTATGGGTAATCCAGTACCAGGTTTTTCATATGACAGTGAAGGTAATCTTGTTGGTGAGTTTGCAGAAGGTGTAAGTGACGACGATTTTATAATTCGAGATCAAACAGGAATCATGAATCAAGCACCAGCTGAAAAAGAAGAAGTATTGAGTGCGATCGCACAGGCTATACAAGATAGAGGTGCTGCTACTGCTTTCTTAGCTACAGGCGGAAGAGTAGGATTAAGAGGTGGTGGAATGGATGCTAGAGATTTTAATACTACCACTAAATCAACTACCAAAGGTGCTGATCAAGGAGGCCATTCAAGATTTGATGTAGGATCAGGATATTACGGAGAAGATCCAACTCCACCACCAAGTGGGGGAGACGGAGGTGATGGTCCACCGCCACCAGTAGAACCAAAAAAAACAAAAATTCCACCTATAATTAAAAAGACAATTGATTTAGGTGGAGACATTTCTTATCTTAAAAATCTAATAGAATTAAATCCAGCGGGTATAATAAAAAATATTGGAGGAAGACTTTTATTCGATAAAATTATTGGAGATCAAACAAGTTTAGATACAGAGGAAGATGAAAACATGTTGTTAGCTGACGCGTTAACGACTCCTACTGCAGATACAATGGGATTAAATTTAATGGATAGAAAAACATTAAAGGATGCTGGTTATAGTAATAGTCAAATACAAGAACTACAGAACAATCCTAATATAAATACACAAGATGTTATAAGAGATATAAAAGGACCTATATTTGCAGCAGCAGACGGTGGTATGCCTTCTTACGAAGGTGGGATCATGGACCTTGAATCAGGAAGACAAATGTATTTCTTAGGTAAGTTAGTTAAGAAAGCAACCAGAGCTGTTAAAAAAATAGTCAAGTCACCGATAGGTAAAGCTGCATTATTATATGCAGGTGGAACTTATTTAGGAGGGTTGAAAGGCATAACTGGAGCCCAAAGAAGTATGGGCTTTTTCGAAGCTTTAAAAAGCCCTAGTAATCTTAAAAATTTATTTACATTTGGAAAATCATATCTTGGTGATGCCATTAGTAACATAGAAACAAAAGATAGAGTTAAATTAGGTCTTGGAGCAGCTTTATCATTATCACCTTTGCTATTTCAAGATGAGGATGAGAATGAGGATGAATATCAAAAGTTTTTAAGAGAGCGTGGAAAGGGTGCACAATTACCAGCATCTATAGCTGATATAAGAAACAATTATAGACAATACATGGGAACAGCTTTTTTAGCTGATGGTGGTAGACCAGAACCGGTAGCTAAAAAGACTATGCCGTTATTAGATATGGATGGCAAAGAGATGGATTTTAGAGCTGAAGGTGGATTTGTACCAATAGGTAGAATGGAAAGAGCTGACGATGTGCCTGCCAGACTGTCCAAGAATGAGTTCGTATTTACAGCCGATGCTGTAAGAAACGCTGGTGAGGGAGATATAGACAAAGGCGCAGAAGTCATGTATAACATGATGAAAAATCTCGAAGCCGGAGGTGAAGTATCTGAAGAATCGCAAGGCATGGATGGCGCACGTAAAATGTTTCAAACATCACAAAGACTAGAGGAAGTATTATAATGGCTATTACAGAATCAAGACAATTACCACCAAAATTTATAGAAGAATTAGGAACAGATCTAGGCGCACAATTAGTAGCACAATCTGGTCGACCAACAGTTGCACCGGGAGCAGCTGGTATATCACAATTAGCAGGTGAATCAGCTGAAGACTTTGCAAAAAGACAACAGGCTGCACAAGAATTTGATGTTAGAAAACAAAGTATAGCAGGACTTGCACCAACAGTTGCAGATCAAACAGCTTTACAAACAGAAGCACAGAGACTAGCAAAAGCACAAGCAGGTGCGTCTGGTATTGCATCATTTCAACCATTTTTAACAGAAGCACAGACACAAACAGGAGAAGCAGCAAGACTAGCAGGAGCAGCTGAAGCAGGGTTAGCAGGAATAGGAACAGGAGCAACAGCCTTTAAACAAGGTGTACAAGATTTTATGTCCCCATATCAATCACAAGTGATTGATGCAACATTAGCAGAGTTTGATCGTAACACGCAAATACAACAACAGCAAATACGAGATCAACAAGCAGCTTTGGGTGCGCTTGGCAGTGGCCGAGCGGGAGTGCAACTCGCAGAGTTTGGCACAGGGGCTGCGAGAGAACGAGCGTTATTACAAGCCGGTCTCTTGCAACAAGGTTTTCAACAAGCGGCAGGAGCTAGACAACAGGATGTACAAAATAGATTTGGTATATCACAAGCAGCTCAAGGTTTAGGTGCTTTCAGATCTGGACTTGGAAGTCAACAAGCAGGTTTAGGTCAAGCGCAAGAAGGAATTTTAGGAAGTAACATAGGACGTTTAGGTTCATTGGGCGCAATAAACCAAGCGCAAGCTCAGGCAGAGGCAGATGCAACAAGAGAAGCGAACAGACAAGCTGCGTTGTTACCACAAGAAAACCTAGCTAGATACGGTGCTCAAGTCACAGGATTGATGGGCGGATACCCAGGCACAACTACACAAACATTCGCACCTAACCCAACACCTTTACAAACAGCTTTAGGTATAGGATCAACACTTGCAGGTTTATATTTGGGGAGGGGCTAATGAAAAGAGTATTAAGTAGACCGATGTTTAGAATAGGTGGTTCTGCAGGAACTGGCATTACGTCAGGACTAGATAAACCAAGAAAACAATATCAAAACGGTGAAAGAGTCACTCAAGGTTTAGATCCTTTTGTTAGAGATATAACACAAACTTATAGAAGAATGGGTGCGATGCCTGGACAATCACCGCTTGCAGCTGGTACACTACCAGGATTTCTAACACAGTTTGGTTTAAATTTAGTATCACAAACTCCAGGCGGAAACATATTTCAAACAGCAGGGATGGCGGCTCAAGAACCATTCAAACAATTTCAAAGAGGTGTTGCACAAAGAGGTGAGACAAGAGCAGCGATAAAAAGAGATGCAATAGATAAAGCTTTTGAAATGAAACAAACTGCAGACGCAGCTGATGCATCTATGAAAAAAACACAGATGTTAATTGATGCTGATATAGCAGCGTTAGACCAAGAACATGCAAATGAGATAGAAAAAATAAAATTAGAAGCACAACTTGGAACAGGTGATGCTACTACATATGCTAGAAAACAAGCAGCAGATGCTTACGAAGCAACTTTTGCTGCTGAAATGAATAGATTAAATGGATTAATAGCTGACACTGAAGATCCTGATTTACGTTCACAATATCAAACAGAAAAAGATGGTTTAGTAAATAAAATTATAAGAGGTCAACAAGCTATCTATTTAGGTCAAAAAACTGATACTGAATTTAACAGAGAAGTAATATTAAAAATATTAAGTGGGGCAGCAACTGCTGGTGAATTAGAGGATGCAGAAGGTATTACAAATATATTTAACGCGATAGCTCAAATATTTCCAAACTACAAAGAAATACTTGGACCAGATTTTAAACTACCACAACCAATGGCAGAAGGCGGTAGAGCAGGTTATAACGTAGGTGGTATGACAAATCCAATGGCTTCAACACAACAACAAGCACAGGTACAAGATCTATCTTACTCAGAGTTAAGATCTAGATTACCAGAGTCAATCAGTAATGATGTTGTAAACGTATTAGCAAATAGCAAACAAGCATTATTAGATTTTGCAAATATTAGAGATCAACAAGATGTTGACGAATTCAACCAAAGATACAACGTAAGTTTGACAATACCGCAGGAGGGTTAACATGGACCCTTTTAAGAAAAAAGACCCACAAGTAGAAGCGGACGAGCTTCAAGCTATTATCAGAGATACACTAAACAAAAAGAAAAAACCTGTAAAGTTCACATGGAAAGGTTTAGCTAATTTATCTACAAGTTTATTCTCAACAAATCCTTTTGATAAATTAAAGATAGATAGACTAAAACAACTCACGGGTGGAGCAAAAGAAAAAGAAAAGGACTACATAGACTTTTTTGAAGATATAGAAAAAGGTGTAACAGGTGGATTGCAAGATCTTGGTTATGCTGTGGGTGATCTATTAACTTCAGGTATTGATGCTGCTGCAGGTACAGATTTATCAGAAAAACTAACAGAGGTTTACGAAGAAAATAAAATACAAGATCCTGAAACACTTACAGGATTAGTTACAAAAGTATTAACACAATATGGTATACCTGGTGGTGCATCATTTAAAATATTAAACAGATTTAAAATATTTCAAAGAAATAGAAAACTAGCAGACACAGGAACAAAATTACAAAAGACATCACAAATTGCAAAGAGAGCCGGTTATATGGCCAGTGCTATTGCTGCAACAGATTTCATTGCATCTACACCTGACAGAGAAAATTTATTTATAGAAGAAGAAAAGACGGAAGGATTACAAGGTAGAAATCTTGCATTAGCAAGACTTAGAAACAGAATTAGATTTGGAGCTGAAGGTGCATTGATAGGTACAGGTTTTACTTTAATGGGTAAACCAATGGCTCTTGGTTTTAAATATGGTATTTTCAAACCTGGTGCAAAGGTAGCAGGTATTGGATTAAAAGCAGTAGACAAGGCTGTGGTATCACCGATCACGTACCTTGGATCAAAAGCTATAACACCTGCCGTTGGTCAAAAATTAAGAGATGCTAGTTCTTATGTAGTAAATAAAGCACTTGCACCATTAAAGGTAGGAACAGGTGCAAAACAACTACCTGAATTTTCACAATGGAGATTGTTTTCTAAAGATAGTAAAGATCCATTACAGAGAAGATTAAAATCATTAGATCAATTCTTAGCAAGATTTAGATCACTAGGTAAACAAACTGGTTTAGGTTATCAAATATCATCTGAAGCAAGAAGAGAAATAAAAGCAAGATCAAGAACAATAGAAAAATATTTGGAGTCAATTGAAAAGAAAGCATACAATCTAGCAAAGGACTTTGAAACAAAACACAATACAAAAACTACATCAGAAGCAAGTCAAGATTATTATCTTGATCAAGTTCTTGGATATTTAAAAGGTAATGTAAAACTAAAAGCACTACCAACAGAAATACAAAACAGTGCAAAGAGTTTAAATAATGAAATGTCGTTAATAAAGGAAAAGTTTGCAAATCTACTACCGCAAGGTGATCTTAAAAACTTTATGTTAAATAATTTGAAAACATACATGAGACAATCTTTTGCTATATTTACCAACCCTAACTATCAACCAGATCAAAAGATATATGATGGTGCAAAGAATTTTATTTTAAAAAATGTTGTTACAAAAAACAAAGATTTAAAAGAAGAAGCAATAAAATTAAAAACAGCAAAGATGACAAACAATCAAGCATACGATGAGTTTGCAGAATCTTTGACTGATAAGATATTGAAAGCAGGTAAACAAGATGGTGCAGACCCATTACAAGTTTTAAAAAATGTATCTAAAAAAGAGTTACGATCTGATTTAATTATAAGAACAGGTGATGAGTTACCAGATGCAATTAAAAAATTATTAGGACAAGAAGATAATCTAAAAGCATCTGTATTAACCACAACATCACACGCAATCACACATGCAACTAATAAACAAGCTTTTGATAAACTAGCAAAGATAGGTTTAGATGAAGGATGGTTATTTAGAAGTAAAGCAGCCGCAGATGCTAGAAGATTTTTTGATGTAGAAAAAATAGGTGAGGTAAAAAGTTTAGGTATCTTAAAAACAAATATGTCTAAGTTATACGCTACACCAGAACTTACACAGATATTTAGACAAACAAGAAAAGGTTTAGATACTTGGATACAAAACAGTGTGTATAGAAATATACTACAATTAAAAGTAGCTGCACAGTATGGTAAAACAGTGTTATCACCGGTAACACAAGTACGTAACGTTTCATCTGCAAGTTTATTTCCATTAGCAAACGGACATATAGGTGGTAGAGCATCTGTATCAGAATCATTAAAGATGGTTGTAGATGATATATTTGGTGCAGGTAAAGTTATTGATGAAGAAGCATTTGTAAAAAATTTAGAAAACAAAATACGTCTTGGTGTAATTGACGAAAATATTGTAGCATCAGAACTAAAAGCAGTATTACAAGAAATAAAAAATACAAAAGGTTTAACAAGTATAGATAGAATCATCAGATCTTTATCTGATGGTAAGTTTGCTTTCTCTGATCAAGCACTGCAATCAACAGCAGAAACAATTAGTAAGTTTGGTAAAGGTGCTGCCAGAGTATATGCAGGTGGTGATAACCTTTGGAAGTGGTATGGTCATGAGTATGTAAAGTCACAACTAAGAGGCACATTTAGTAAAACAAATGACATTGCTAAATGGACTAAAGAGATAATTGGAAGAGAGTTTGATCCTGTTAATACATTTACAGGTGCAAGAAAAACATATGATGAGGCCATTGATGAGGCAGCTGCATGGTACATTAGAAATACATATCCGACATACAGTAAAGTTCCTGAGTTCATACAAGCAATTAGAAAACTACCATTTGGTAACTTTGTATCGTTTCCTGCAGAAATGATTAGAACAACTACAAACATAGTATCAATAGGTATGAAAGAAGCAACTTCTTCAAATCCACAACTAAGACAGATGGGTCTTAGAAGATTATTGGGTGCATATGTTACATTAGTTGGTACGGGTAAAGCCGTGGGTGCAACAGCAGAGGCTCTAACAGGTGTGACTTTAGAAGAGATAGAAGCATACAAAAGAAGTTTATCAGCACCATGGGAGAAGAGAGCACAACTAATACCAATAAACAAATGGAAAGATGGTGTTGGAAAAGC